TAAAATTATCTACATATAGAATATATAGATAATGGATTTTGAGGATACTCTTACCGAACAACCCGACGAGATGCCGAACGCTATTGAGAAACCGAAGCGTAAGGTCAGCGAGAAGCAGTTGGCGGCACTGTCTGCCGCCCGTGAAAAGCGTAAGACGAAGACGAACGCATTGGATAAGGCGAAGGCGATTGTCGCCCCGCCTCCGCCCGTGTTAGTCCGAAACCCCGTTCCCGAGTTTGTTGAACCCGCTCCGAAGAAGAAGGCAGCACCGAAGAAGAAACCCGCCGCCCCGCCACCTACGGTAATCCAATTTCAGGATAGCGATGATGACAGCGACGGTAGCGATGGTTCGCCACCCGCACCGACGATTGTCATTCGTCGTCCTCCACGACGCAAGACCGAGCAACCCGCACCCGAACCCGTCCAAGTTTATGAACCGAGGCAATATATTCGGAGGGCATATTAGAAAATATAAGTATATGATATATGAACCATTCCAATACCCGATCGTCGTCTAAAATATTTCTGTCCTCCGCAGGAACAAATCAGGTGGTGAATAGTTCCACACTGAATACGGACATAACATTTTATTTTGACCCGATACTCTTACCATCGTATGATAAAAGTCATCTAGTTTTAGGATTGGAACAGGCATCTATTCCAGTCAGCATCAATATGATAAACAGCAAGAACAACGAGATGACAATCAGCGGTCAGTCATATACCATTCCACCAGGAAATTACACAATAACACAGATGATAACTTATTTGAACTCTGTGAATGCTACCATCCAGTTTGAATACAATACACAATTTACAACGACTAACAAAATCACAGCGACCATTACTCCGACTGCTTCCGTTATCATAACGGGTAGTGCGTCTAGTATTTTAGGGTTCGTGAATGGGACATATTCCAATCCGTATATTTTTACGAATGTCGTCAATCTGACATCCACCACGGGCATCATTATTCAGATAGAGAACATCACTACGACGAACCGAGATAATTCGGGTAGGACAGGTGCGACATTAGCACGATTACCGATCACATGCCCTCCTCTGCGTATTTTACAGTATTTCAACGCCACACCGTTCTATACACAAATAGCGAACCGAGAACTCACTTATCTACGCATCCGACTACTCAACGATGATTACTCACAGTTGGTATTAGAAGGAAATCCAAATTGGTTTATCGTTGTCCGTTGCGACTATTCGGAGAAAGAAGCACCAACCGAATTACCGAACGAGTTTCGCACGATGCGACGCAATATGGCGACACAGCAAATGGAGGCGGATTTGGCACTCCAACAAGAACCAATGTCTAAAAAATAATAATGTAATGTTATGATATATAATGGGTATTCTACGCCAGTTTGAAAAGTTTGGAGGTAATCTAAAACGAGCATTTTCACCGAAGAACATAGAGCGTGGTTTTCGGAGATTTGGCGACACCATAGTCCGTGATGTTTTGCCCGTCGCCGAAAAGATTGCGGGAGGTATCAAGACCGTAGCACAGTATGCCGCACCAGTTCTGTTAGCATCAGGTATTGGAGCGGAGTTTGCCCCGATAGCATTAGGTATCGGAGCGGTAGCGGGTGCGGCGGAAAAGGGTATCCACACGGGTAGGAAAATCATCAAGGTCGCAGGACAGGCGAAAAAGTTCTCCGATCGCCCGTCGTTAGAAAAAGGTAAGATGGTAGCGTCAGGAGTATTAGATATAGGCAGTGGTTTAGTTCCACAGGGCGACCTACTCCGAAAAGGCGTAAAAGGAGCATTCGGAGTATAATAATATATAGTTATATCATATAATGCCAGTCCGAGAAATCGCCAAATACCAGCAGACATTCCACGGAACAGCGGATGATAATGAGTTTACTTTTCAGTTTTATCGTGTGTATAAGCGTAATCAGCAAAACAAGTTCCGAGTGCGTGTAGTCCAGTTATCAGACCATCGGGATAGTAAAGTTGATACACTTCCACACGCATATTTCGCACAGGATTTGACAAATGGAACAGCGATATATAGCGAAGAACCAACAACAACCTCAACATCAGTTTTATCAGCAAATCCGACAGGTATGATAAGCAATGAGTTTTGTTTAGGCGTAGTTGCCCCGACATATTTCGGAGGAACGGTTCAGACAACAACATCGGGGCAGACACAGTATATCGCACCGGAGTTTATTATGGATGAAATCAGCACCAGTCCGTTTATTGTCGGGTATAGGACTATTGGAACAAGTGCCTACGCAACAACAAATGTCGGATTTTTGATTGTGTTTGAGATTACGGAAATAGAAGAAGTTCCGTATTAGATTATCTACTATTATTATATAATGGATAATTACCGTTTAGACGAAGTCGCATCCCGATTTGATGAACCCGCCGAAGATGATACCCGTGTAGCATATGAGGCAAGGACGAAAGATACCATCGCCAAAATGGAAGAACGAATTAGGAAGTTGGAGGAACGAATAAATCTGATGTTGGCGTTGAAAGGAAATCATCTAGACTTATCCAAGTTCTGTTTTGACCTTCCGCCATTATGAAAATATTTTTATCTAACGCTACATTATATAATGGCATCCTATGTTCCCGTAATCTCCCGTGAAATTGACCTCACAGAGTATAAGGGCGTTCAACCCGGACGCTCACGCAGAATTAGCGTCCAACCCGACAATCTCTCCTCGTATCAGTCGTCGTCCTCTACCTCGGATATCTTCTTTTCTATCCCATCCAGCAGGAACTCTTTCATCCAGACCACGGCGACGCAGTTGTGCTTCAATGTCCTCGCCAATGCGACATTCTCTACCGCTACCACGGGAAGTCTTTCCAACGGATCGGGTTCGTCCATCATTCAGGCGATGGAAGTCGTTATTCAGAACCAGCAAATTGAGAACCTTTTGAATTACAATGTGTATGCGGCGATTATTGAGGACTTACAACCGCTATCTAGGACTGTCGGTGTCGGGTCTATCATTACGGGAGCGACTACCACTCTGAAAGCGGGTGCTACGATTACAGGAGCGACCACTGTTGATGGAACTGCCGTCAGGTGTGTCCTCCCGCTTTACTCGGGAGTTCTCGGAGTTGGAGCGGAGCAGTTCTGTCCGATGGTTGATGGTATGCGTGTGAAACTCACACTCGCCCCGACGCTTACCGCCCTCACCTTTGCGAATGACACCGCTATGACTGCGAACAGTTATAAACTCTCCAATATCCAACTCCAATTGGAGGTTATGGATTTTGACAGTGCTACGATGTCGGCACTCGTCGCACAGGGCGGAGGTATTCTGAAACAGCATATGCTGTGTGTGAATAATTATCAGGCAACTTTACCCGCTTCTACGGCGAACAGCATTCTTATTCCCGCCCGTTTTTCGTCAGTGAAAGGACTTCTGACATCCTTCCGTTTATCCACTAATATATCCGCCCCGACTACGGAGAATGTTCCCGGCGATCGGGTTCTGCCCCAGATGAAGGATTATTTCTTCACGGTGGATGGAGCGAATGTTCCCAGTGTTCCCGTTCAGGTCGCCTCCTCTGCTACCGTCGTATTCGCCGGTGAGGCGTTGTCGGAGGTTATGAAAGTGTTCGGAGCGTCTAACTCCGCCCAGTTTGAGGTTGTGTTCTCCAAGACGACTTATGAAAATCTCACGGGGTCTTCCATTACGGGTTCGTTCCTCATCGGTCAGAACTTTGAAAGTCAGGACAGTGCGGGGTCTGCCCTCATTTCGGGTCGTGATTTGAACTCTTCCAATGTTTATCTCAACCTTACGCACTACGAAACATGCCTAGCGTGTGTTGTAGATACCTTCGCACTGTATGATGTCGTGGTTTCTTATAATATGATGGACGGAAGTGTTTCTATGAGTAAGTAAATATATAGACCTATTATAAATGGTATATACCTATAAACAACGGTTCAACCAGAAGTATGGGTTTCCGAAAGACGAACCACATTCGCTGAAAGATATAGCGAAAATCACGGGATACAAATTGTCGGGATTACAGACCATTTTTGATAAGGGTATCGGAGCATACAAAACAAATCCAGAGAGTGTCAGACCACAAGTCCGATCGCCAGAGCAATGGGCGTTCGCAAGACTATATGCGGCATTAGACCCGTCCTCCAAGGCATACCAAGTAGATAAAACACATCTGATAAAGAAATAATTATATACCGATAATATAGATAAGCAAAATGAAAATAGAAAAGGTCGCCGAGAGCAATCTCACTATAAAACCGACGAGGCAAAACATAGATGACAATTTAGGAGTTCCGCCACCGTTTCCGAATAAGAACAGTGTAATTTTTATAAGCGGCGGACAGGGCACGGGAAAAAGCACATTCATAACAAATCTATTCAAGGCGAAAGGAGCGAACCGTATATACAGAAAAGTATTTGATACGGTAATGTATGCGACACCAGAGGAAGTCTTTACGAGTGAGGAGGACAATATTTTCAAGGGTCATCCAAGAGTATATCACGACCTATCACCCGAAACATTCAAGACCATAATAGAAGCGGCAGTAGAAACGAAAGCAGATGGCGGAAATAGCATTTTGGTAATTGATGATTTTTCAGAGCAACTGAAATTGAAACAGACCGAGTATATGCTGCGGAAACTCATCAACAAGCACAGGCATATGAAGTTGAATATCGTAATTTCGGCACTCAACCAAAAAGCAATGAATAGAAATCTACGAAGTCTTTTAGATGTAGTCGTTCTTTTCAAACCCAAATCTATGATAGAAACGGATAATTTCGGCGAGGAAGTATTCGGACTGAACCGAGCAGATACGAAAACTCTCTTTGATTATGTATTTGATAAACCGTATAACTTTCTGATGTATAACGCACGGACGAACACATTTTACAAAAACTTTGACGAACTAAAAATAGACAGAAATGAATAATTATATATATATGTATTATATATATAATGCCGCCGAAGGAGAAGAAGACGAAGAAACCGAAGAAGACTGTTCCGAAGAAGAGGAGAACGAAGAAACCGACTATAACGCAGATACAGGAACTGCCCCGTCTTCCAACGGGTTTCAACCGTGATATTCCGATGGGTGGAGCGGGAGGCAGTAG